TTCTATTGGTGTAGGGTAATAATCCCTTGGTATCCTCTCAAAGTCACTACGCTTACCCATACATTTCCTTTAACCTCTTAAGTGATACAAACTCAGGCTCATAGATACCGTTGCTAATCTCACGCTTGATTACACAACCTTTCCACCAGTCTCTATTTGCCTGTCCAGCCCACGTTTCTTCTGAGCCTTTGTAGCAACCCGCAACCAAACCGATAATCCCATTAGGGTGTGCGCCATCTTTAAACTTAAGATCACGTTTATGGCTATGCCCACAAGTAGAACTGTGATTACGATTGGCGAGTAAGCTATTAGCGTGATGTAAACCAGACATAGCTGAACCAAAATTACCACTACTAAAGAAGTGAGCGTAAGAAACGCCATCATAGTCAGCGATAGCGGGGGCGCTATTAGTGTATTCGTGGTATTCGTCGAACCATTGGTCTGTTTGAAGATGGCTGAAGGAAATCCCGTACTTGTCTCCCTGTAATCTTGGGTCGTGTGCAATAGCCTTTTTGATTACATTCTCATGGGTCCCCTCAAAGCCAATCCAATATGGTCGCTTATACTTTCTATCACTAGGTTTCTTCCGTAGACGATCCATTGCTTCATTGTAGCAGTTGATGTCCTGTTCGTAGTTCTGACTTACGATAGCCTCTGGGTAACGTGTGTCAAAGGTGTTAAGAGAGCGCATGTCAGCACCATCACCCAAGTCAATTATGTAGGTAGGGTTTACCTCATAGATTAATTCCCCTAGCCAGTCGAAACGCTCATTTCCTGTTGAGGGGTCTGAGTGAGCGCATGAGAATACTACTGCTGTCTTAGCTGTCATATCGGGTATCCATTTCAAATTCTATTAGTATGGGTTCGATTGATCTGTAGAAGTGTTTCTGAAACTCATATGCTGCATCAAAGGAGACAAACGGGATCTCTTCATCAAACATGACCTTACTTGGGTTTCTTTCTTGGGGATCTTCTACTCTACAGTTTAACCAGTAATTACCATCTTCGTCTTCATAGGGGCCATCAAGAACACGATGGACTTTAATCAGGATTGTGTTAGCCACTCGTCGGGTATCCTTTTATCTGCGTACAAGAACCCATGCTTATTGCACCAATCCCCATATGTACTCTTTGCACCTTTGTATAACTTAGACCTAGAGTTAGAAAAGACAAACCTTATGTCGAGAAAGGGATGTTGATCTTGTATTATTAAGTGCTTCTTACGATCAGCTTGAACAAACCTGCCTTTAGATTCTATGATGATGCCATTGGGCAGTTTAAAGTCAGGAGTGTAAGTCTTATTCTCAAGAAGTTGCCACTGTACCTTTAGCTTCTCATATTCAAAGTTTACACCCCTGTCCTTAAGATCCTTAGCTATGTCATCCTCTAAACCAGATCTGTAGCCATTCTTTATTGCGTGTCTTCTACGTTCACTGGTGGTTGCCATATCTCGCCCTCTGTACGTCTAAGCCACAGTAGCCTAGCATTCTCTATTACCCTATCTACATCACCATCATAGGCTTTAACACAGGCTTCCCATAGGTCTTGTTCAGTCTTAGCCTCACTTAACATCTTTGTAGCTTTAACTGGGCCTACACGATATAAACCAACTATGTTGTCTGCCCTATCGCCTGTTAAGATCTGGCTATAGAAGAACTGTAGTCCTGACCATTCATCTACTGTTTTCCACTCATTCTTACCAACGTTAAAGTGGTGCCAAGGTATCTGTATGTACTGGCTTTTCTACTGATTTACGATTGCCTTTGTACTCATGTGACTTAGCTATTTCGTGTCGGAAGTTCCCCTTACCAGTTAGGTAGACTATATAGTCATCTGGCTCAGGGAAAAACACAGTTTGCTCAAGTATAAAGTCAATAAGCTCATCAGCTTTAGCTTCAGCATCCTTTGGAAACAAGTCCTGAGTAGCAAAGGCTGACCGATAAGCTACAATATCACCATCAATTAGCACTTTGCCATAGTTCATTACAAGTCTCCAAACACCATCTTACCATCATCCTTCTCAAATGCTACAGCTTCAACATATGTAAATCCTGCTGACCTCGTAGCTTCAGCGAAGACGTATGCTAATGAATATAAGTCCTCTACCCCATAACGCTCAACACTTGTCTTACCATCAAACCCATCTTCTTCACTATCATTCTCAAAGGTGACTGTAACTTTCATTGTATCATCCCACCATAAACAGTTCGTCATCTTCTGTCGGGGCTGAGTTAGTCTCATAAGCTACATGCTCAGTAATTCCCACGTTCATTAGACGAACTCCTGCTCCACTAGCATAAGTCTCAAACTGCACCTTAGCTTTAGTGCCGTTCCCGATAGCGCCATCCTCTGAGAAGCTCCACAGACGCTTGTTCTCTTTCCCTTGGGTGAGGTCTACTACTGTAGGTGCGCCACCATAGTCCACGTTCACAGGCTCTCCTGTCTTCTTATCGGAGAAGGTCTTAACGTCAGATACCATACGCTTAACCTTCATGTACTTACCGATACCAAATTCAGCATTCCCCTGTAGGACACGCTGTGAGTTCATAGGTGTTAGATCTAACCCATCAGCTACTAGCTTTTCAATTTGGTCTTCGTCAGTAAAGTAAGCATTAACGATATATTGCCCACCTTTTTGATGGATTGCTTGTGCTGCTCGTGGTCCATCTGATGATCCCATGTCTGCATTTTCGGGGAATATCTTAGCATACTCTAAGACCATATCCATTGTGTATTTAGCCATTGTCGAGTTCCTTTCGTAAGGGCTGGTAATTATTAATAGGGACTTTTTTCATAATTTTATGCACAAAAGTATAAATATTTTTTACTAATGTATATCGGCATATGTACTTCCGAATTGAGCGTCGATCCCTAAGTCTATGTTTAGATTCAGTTGTTTGTTGAGATCTTGTATAGAGTACTCCATATTTATTTTTGTCTCCATTTCGTCACCTTCCTTTACTAAGGCTATGATCTCGTCGTGGAACTGACCAACAGTCTTGATAC